GGAGATCCGGTTCCCCATTCTCCCCGAAAAAATCAAATACACGGGCGGCGACACGGAGTTTGTGATCTATGACATCATGAACCGCGGTGAAGTCGCCATCCCCACCGGTACCAAGCTGGCCCGCATCGGCTGGGAAGCTGAATTCCCGGGAGAAGGCCGTTCGGAGGATCCGTCCATCCACGGTACCTGGCAAGAGCCGAAACATTACCACGACATCCTGGAAGACTGGAAGGCCAAGGGAACTACCATCAACATCCTGGTGGTCGGCTACCCGTGGAACTTCGATGTGCATGTGAGCAACTACCGGGATGAAGGATACGGCCCCTATGGAGATCTGGCCTATGAGCTGGAGTTCCAGGAGGCGCGTGATATCACCATCAAAACCACGAAGGTCGAATCCACGAGCAGCAGCAGCGACTCGCAGCGACCCTCCAAAGAAGTGACCACCTATACCATCAAGTCCGGCGATACCCTGTGGAAGATCGCTCAGAAATTACTCGGCGCCGGATCCAAATGGAAAACCATCTACAATGCCAACAAGGACATCATCGAGTCCACGGCAAAGAAGCGCGGCTACAAGTCCAGCGATAACGGACACTGGATTTTCCCCGGTGTCAAACTTTCCATTCCCAAAAGTTAAGAGGTGACGATATGGCGGCAGCATCCACCGCAAAACCTGAATACACGGCCTACGTCATTTCCGGCGGCACGAAGTATGAAATCACCCCCGCCATCGAGAGCATCGACATCTCCGACCAGAAGAAGCAGATCGCAAAGTGTGTGACCATCCAGTTGCTTAATACCAAAGTCGGCGACAAGTGGCTCACAGACATTCTGGATGTCTGTGACCGGGTATTCCTGCACGCAAACGATGGCAGCAAGGAGGGTGAAACCTTCCGAGGCTTCATATGGGATCGCGGATACAAGAGTTCCCTCACCGACAGGACATTCCAGCTGAAGTGCTACGACAACCTGATCTACTTCCAGAAGTCGGACCATTTCGCCTTTTTCTCCTCCGGTAAAAGCACAAAGGACGTGGCCGCTTCCCTGTGCAAGGAATGGGGTGTCAATCTCGACTACACCTACGAGAGCGTCACCCATGCCAAGCTGGTCCTTCGGGGCAAGCTGGCGGACATTTTCACAGAAGACCTCCTCGACCTGGTCAAGGACCGCACCGGCAAGAAGTACGTCATCCTGAGTGAACAGGATGTCATGCAGATCAAGGCGGTCGGCTCAAACAGCACCATCTACAACTTCGTCGCCGCTCAGAATGCCATCCAGACGTCCGCCGTGCGCACGATGGACGGGGTGAAGACCAAGGTCAACATCCTTGGCAAGGCCGACAAAGAGGACCGTCAGCCCGTCGAGGCGACCGTGAGCGGTGATACCGCAAAGTACGGTACCATTCAGACAACAATCAGCCGGAGCGAGAATACCAGCCTGGAGGACGCCAAGAAGGAAGCCAACAGCATCATCGCCGCAGACGGTAAGCCGAAGGATGAATTCGAGCTGACCGCACCGGACGTTCCCTGGATCCGAAAGGGCGACAAGGTCTACGTCAACGCTGGCAATATGAACGGTTACTACATCGTGAACGGCATCGAGCGCACCATCGGCGGCAAGAAGCGGGAAATGGTTCTGGACTTGGAAGCAGCGTAAGGGAAAGGAGTCCGGAATGAATAATATGCAGCGGCTCGGCAATGTCCTTGCCAGCCGAATGAAGACTACATCTGCCGCAGCGGTACCGATGACCATCGAGCTCGGTACCATCAACAGCAACCTGTCCCTCACAACGGACAGCCTGCCCACCCCCATCCCCAAGGGGGACTACATGATAAATATCATGCTGGCCAGCGATACATACCGTACCAGCTCCGAATCGCACTCCCACAGCGGAGGAAGCCACAGCCACAGCGGCGGCGATCACTCCCACAGCGGCGGCTCACACAGCCACAGCGGCGGGGATCACGACCATGCGCTGCCTGATGTCTTCCGCGCCCTGAAGGCCGGTGACCGGGTTCTGGTGGCGTGGTGCGGCAACGAGCCGGTGGTCATCGCCATTGTGGTCAGCAGCTAAGGAGGAGAAAACATGGCGAATCTGTTCCCGGAAGGCTACGCTGACGCGGTCATCACAGAGGAGGACCGTACAAGCGGCGCTCCAGTCGGATACCGAAACGGCGTGGCCTTCGATTATGAAACCGGAGACTTCAAACGGGATGGCAAGAACATGCTCCTGGACAGCTACGGCATCGAAAGCTGGAAGTCCTGGTGCATCATCTGCATCCAGACGGAGCGCTATGCCCATCTGGCCTGTCCCTCCGACTTCGGCATTGAAACCGCAGCAGCCATGCGGGCCACTTCCCGGGCAGAGGCAGAAAGCATCCTGTCCCGCGAAATCACGGAAGCGCTTCTGGCGGATCCGTATGGCAGAACCAAATACGTAGAGGACATCTCCTATGACTGGACAGAGCCGGACATGGTCATTGTCAGCGCCACCGTCCATGGCATAGAAGATGTTTCCATTGACCTGACAGCATACCTGACAAAGGGGGGATCGTAAATGGCTGAATTCGTCATTCCTGATTTTTTGCAGCACTGCAGTGTGGATGAAATCCACAAGAAGATAGCAAAGGAAATGCCCGCTGACATCGACCTCAGCGCCGGCAACCACGCCTGGAACATGACCAGACCGACGGCTATCGCCATGGCGGAAATGTGTGAATACTACCTGGTGCGGACTATCGAGCTGATTCTGCCGGAGTGGTCCTACGGTACCGTCCTGGTGGGCCATGCCAAGAGCCGAAACCTGACACCCCGATCTGCGACCGCTGCATCCGGATCCATCACCGTTACCGGAAAAGCGGGAACTCCTGTTCCTACCGGCAGCCTGTTTGCCACAGCGGCAGTCAATGACGAGCCCTCTGTGGAATACGCAACCACAGAGCCGGCAACAATCCCCGAAAGCGGAAGCCTGACCATTGCAGTCGAGTGTACGCAGACCGGAATCATCGGCAACACCGCCGCCAACACCATCATTATGGTAGCCGGTAAGAACACCGGCATCACCGCCGTAACGAACGAGGAAGCCATCACCGGCGGTACCGAAGCGGAAAGCGATGAATCCCTGAAAGAGCGAATCGATGAAGTCGATAAGAGCCAGGGCGAATCCTATGCCGGTACTCCTGCGGACTATAAGCGCTGGGCCAAGAGTGTGCCCGGTGTCGGTGAAGCTACCATCATTCCTGCCCAGGACGACTCCGGACTGGTGCAGATCATTTTGACCGACGCAAACGGCGACCCCGCAACCACAAATCTCTGTGAAGAGGTGTATAACTATATCATGAGACCCGATGCACCTGATAAGCGCCGTGCGCCGATTGGTGCATTCCTGTCCGTGAATCCTCCTGCGACGATGACCATTGCTATCCGAGCTACCGTGAAGCTGAAGAGCGGTGCGACAATCGAGGCTGTCAAGACCGCCTACGCGGCCGCCCTGTCCACGTATCTTCCCGAGGCATTCGGCGACGGAGAAATCAAATACTCCCGCGTGTGGGCCGCGCTGGCTTCCACAGCAGGTGTAGACGACTTCACCGACCTGCAGCTCGGCGTCAAGAACGGCGGCAGCGTCAACTACGGCACGTCCAACATCCAGATTTCGGAGAGCCAGCTCCCGACCATATCCGTGGATAACCTGATTCTGACTGCCGGAACGGTCTGAGAGGTGAGCGTATGAGAAATCCAACGGAACTGATGCGCTCCATCCTGACTGACCCGACCGCGCAGGAGATCATTGACTACATCCCGCCTGTTTATGGCGATAGCTATGTGGCCCTTCACATCGTCCAGGCCATCGGCAAGGTGCTGGGAGAGGTGCGGAAGATCTGCGACGATCTGATGTACGAAACAACCCCGGCCACGTCCGCCCTGCTGCTGGACTACTGGGAGGACCAGTACGCAATCCCCCGTGACAGCAGTCTGACCATCGAGCAGAGGCGGGCACGGATCGTCCAGAAGCGTCTGGCCCGTGGCCCCTGCAACCCTGCCGTCCTGGCAGCTGCTGTCTCCAGCACCCTGGGCGGCATCCGTGTGGACATCAACGAGCGAGTGGCAAAGAACACCTTCGAGGTGCTTCTCTACGAGCAGGTGAATGACCTGAGTCCTGCAATCGCAGTGCTGGACCGGCTGAAGCCTGCCCACCTGATCTACGAGATCCGCATCATGGCTCCGACAGTCATCACAGCGGAAATCAACGTAGGCGCGGCTGTAACCTACAGCGAAAAATTCAATGTGGAGGTAAGTTAATTTGGCTACAGTTATCACCAATAAGGGACTCGCACTCCTGGCGAAGCTGACCCAGGGAAACACCCTGGAGATCACAAGTGCGAAAACCGGTGCCGGAACGGTCGATGCCTCCCTCCTTCAGCAGCAGACCGCCGTCACCAACCTGAAACAGACCATGACGATCAAGAGCATCAACTACCCGGAGGACGGGAAGTGCGTTCTCGTTCTGTCTGTCACCAATGACGGCGTGGCATCCGGTTACACCATCATGCAGGTCGGTATCTATGCACAGGATCCTGACGAGGGCGAGCTGCTGTTCTCCATCTGGCAGATCGACAGCGGATCCGGCATCAATATTCCGTCCGAAGCGGTTCTCCCCGGCTACAATGCTGAGATGAACTACTACATCAAGTACGACCAGGCCGACAGCGTCAATGTGAATGTGGATCCGTCCAATACGGTATCCCAGGCAGCCATGGAAGCCTATGTCAACAAAGAAGCGAAGAGTGTCGTCGATGCTCACACCGCCAACAAGAACAATCCCCACAACGTAAGTGCCTCGCAGCTGGGCCTTGCAAAGGTTGCCACATCCGGCAGCTACAATGACCTGAGCAATAAGCCTACCATCCCCAGCACCCTGCCTGCCAACGGTGGCAACGCAGATACCGTGGATGGCAAGCACGCTTCTGACTTTGCGACCTCTGGTCATACTCACGATGTATCTAAAATCGCCGGTGCGGTTTCTCTGGTAGATCTTCCGAATATGCACGTGTGGCGCAAATATAGTGAAGACCCCGACCAATATGAACTGGGCGGTGCTAAGAGTACCCTTATTGCAATCAAAAACTCTAATGGTGTTTATAATGACATCTATTATTCCTCTACAGTCGATGTTTCCGATGGTGTGGTCTCCTTAATTGATCCCAGTGTTCTGACCGGGTTTGAAAATAATAGCTCCGACGAAACCGAAATCAGGGTCCTTGCTGGTAAGTATGTAAAAGGATATGACGGAAATATATACCTTGTACCTGATACGTTAGCCACTAGTACCGCAACCAATTATGTTGTAGGTGGCACATACTACCTGCAAGTGATTGGAGTAAAATCTGTAACGGTCGCAAATATTGAATTCGTTTACGTCGCAGATAAGAACAAAGGAACCTACCCGACCGACGGCAAGCACACAGATGGTTGCTGGTACGAGTACCACAAACAGTTGGCAGAAGACCCTGAACCTGCTATTACCTACGGGACCGCGGACCTCGAAGCAGGAGTCAGCGCCCTTGCAACAGGAAAGCTGTATATCGTGTATGAGTGAGGTGCGCTGATATGTCAACTGGTTTTTATATCGGTTCTGATGGCAAGGCGCGGAAGGCGAAAGGCGTATTCATCGGCATCGATGGCAAAGCACGGAAAGGCAAGAAGGGCTACATCGGGGACGAAAACGGTGTGGCTCGGCTGTGCTGGACTGCATTTGAAGCTGACCCGGTTTTTGCAAATAACTCCTGGGAAAACATTGCGCTGGCGTGCCAGCTGGGCGCAGTCCCCGAAACCTGGGCTGTCGGCGATGAGAAGGAGATAACCATCGACGGGTGGGAATATACCGTCAACATCATCGGCAAGGATCATGACGATTATGCCGATGGTTCCGGAAAGGCACCGTTGACATTCCAGTTATATCACCTATGCAACGTACTTGCCATGAACTCAACGGATACGAATTCCGGCGGCTGGGCTAATTGTAATATGAGAAAAGCTCAGCTTCCTGCAATTTTGCTGACGATGCCGACAGAGG